GGCACCGTCAACATTTTGGCAAGTAATCGAAATATCATCTAGCATTGGCTTATGAAGACAATGAAGACTCTTATACACGGAATCAATAGCTAAGGGCGCAACTCGTTGACGCACTCTAGGTTCATATCTAAAGCGACGTTTACAAAAAGTAGCATCCTCAGCTTTAATGAATGGAACAATTTCATCCGTTTTGTTCGCCGTTGTGTACTTCATATTAATTCCATCGAAATAACTCTTCAACAACTCCATATTAAACCAGTGTAACCTGGTGGAGCCCAAAGAGTCATCTCCTACAGAACCAAAATGAACATGATCCCTGAAGGGATCCGGAGGTTTTAAGTACATTGACCTCCAGTGATTGATATAACACAGCCGATGTAGCAAGCTGTTCGAAATACCGTTAAATAAGATAGTTAAAACATTACCGGACGTATTCCAACCATCGACAGAAAACAAAAGTCCGTTAAACATCCAAAAAGATAAAGCTGCATCACAAATAAAAGCTTCCATTGCTCGGATCGATTCCACATCATATCCTAACAAAGATGCTACGTGAATCATACAAGAACCAGCAGCTCTAATCATTTGTCCACTTAACCGAACATCCATCTTACTGAAATCTCCCTCTAAAACTTTATCGCTATCAAAATCAAGTAAATGAGCTGCGATTTGTTCCCACTCGGGAGTAGTTACGTTGCAATTTTGGTATAACTCTGATTCTACTGGAAACTCGGAAAGAAAACTAATCACAGGAAGAAATAACTGTCTACCTACGATGTTATATGCTACGCTCATAATATTAAATACACGTACCTTCTCCTTACCATTATTAAATACAGGTTCTAGAGTTGGTTCATCTTTTAGTGCATTCTTCACAATGGGACACACCATTTCACCGGAGTGTAACATGTTAGATAATCGCGTAACTTCATCGGAAAGCAATTTTAACGGAGTAAGAATTTTCCTTCCATCTTCTCCGTAAGTTACTTCCATATAATCACTCTTCTTTCCAGGAAAACCAAATCCACCGGCAGTAGTTTCATCCATCTGTCGAATGAACTTATTTCCGGGAATACCATTACAAGCCTGGTTTAACGTAAGAGGTTTTTGTTTAGGATAAGACACTCGCTTAATAACACCTGGTAAAGGACGTAGATAATCATTCATACATTCCTGCAGTAGAAAAGGATCTACATCTTTAGCACCATTGATCCCAACCTGGAAGTACTCGGCGAAATTACGGTCTGCCTTAAAATGGGGAGGTCCCCATTTATTAGGCATTCCACTTTCTTCTAAGTACTTACTGATCGGAGATACTGTCACTGTTGAAAAAGACTTATGACGAAATGACTCATCCTCCCCATATACATCTACCATCGGTGGAGTTAAAGAACCAGATTTTGGTATAAATCTACACATACTTCGCTCATGTGGTTTATGTAACGAAATAGTAACGGAATCCACCGCACCTGATAATTCAACTTTCCGAATCTTTCCTCGGGGAATATAAACTTCTTCACCTTCACTAACTACACTAACTGGTTGACGAGATAGTGCTTCATCAACCATAGATTTAGTTATAGTGAAAGTTACAGCTTGCGTTCCCGTTTCGGTTGAAGATCCGCCCATATGGAACCCACCAATATAACATGGTTGTGTCATCCTAATAGTAGGACCCATACAGTCGCCATTACGAGTTGGTATATTTACGTTATGGTAACTGCCAGGGCCTTCTATAGTAATACCTCTTGAAGAACCGTTATTTACTTTTGGCATATACTTTGACATAAAAGTTCGCTCCTGTAATTTCCCTTCTATGTCTCTGCTCAACATTGTATGAACACAGTTATCAGATTGACTAAAGAAATTTTCAGGTAGCAAATCTGTCATATCACGTAGTGGTAAACTCTTCGTTAACGTCAACAAAATAAAATCAGTATCCTTTCCATCAGGATACTTAATTTTTGTTGGATTTACCATATACGTATTTACTTGAGATAAATTGGTTCCTTCGTTCCTAACTATAGTTATATTGTTTCCTAAATTACGTTCCTCTACAGCTCTGTAAGAATGCAACGGTAAAATGATGGTGTTCTGGTTCAAGAAAAATACGTTCCCACGTAATGCCTCGATTCCTTTGTCATACATTTTAAACCTCAATATATTGCTTTCCACAGATGTACATACTTGTTCATGAGTAGCTGTAAATAATCTTCTCGGACCAGGCAATTTACTTAATACTAAATTAGCTCGCCAATCATCGGGTTCCCTAATACGTTCCTCCACTTCTTCCATTGTTTTAGGAACTAAGTTACCTTCTTGTATAAGTTTGGGAGCAGTAGTAGTGTTGTACATTCGACTTATCAGGCGTAAAGATTTATATCCAACTGCAACAGAAGTAGCTCCTACAACGAGCCAATCTTTTGTTAAATTTGGTGCCACTCCACGCATAATCTGCCGAGTTACAGCAACACGAGTAAAAGATGCTAATCCTAATAAAAACAAATACAACCACGTACTAAAAATTGATACCACTAATATGGAAAAATAAAATCTATTTTGTACAAACCACCACACATATAAGGATGAACTGATCAGGAATAATGTCTGAAATTTCCTAAACCACGAGGGTCTAAATTGACGCCATCCTTTCAATCCACTAAGAATTAAAGCCAATGAAGCCTTCAATACAAGAAGTTCTAACCACCTATTCACATGAGGCAAATTAAACTCCTCAATCCAACGAGTCCACTTCAATCTGAAGTCTAACAAATATCGAGACGTGAGATCATCCAATGCTTCCCACATCTCTGGGCGAATTTCATCTCGCCGATCTGCTTCAAGCAATGGTACAATCGATCCATCACTAGTTAAACTTACACCTGGACTAATGGACTTCTTAACTTTATTTCCATCGTCATCCACAATAATAGTACATTTACACCAAGGAGTATTTTCAACACATTTACACACAGGACAGACTTTAGCTTCACGAACTCTAGTCATTCGACTCAAGTAATTGTCCTGCGCAGCTCTATGCTCGAAAACATCTCTAACAAATATTTTCATGAATTCGGTAATACACATCCAGTCAGTTGTGTTTACCTTATTCAAACCTCGTCCGTCTTCCACGACATCGTAAAACCGTACGTCATGGATTGGATCAGGAATACCGTTGGTATATGTCTGTTTATGATAGTCATATTCAACGTTGCTGGCATGCGTGTATCTGGATTTAACACGCACTTCGACAAAGCGAATACGACGTAAGATAGAACGTGGTGCATTTGAAGCTTGCAAAGCATTCAAATGAAACACATTCGTGGTCATCACTAACAAATCACATACCACATATATCACTCCTTTCTGATCTAACTCTGCTTGATTAGTTAATAACGGTTGGTTATTAACGATAGCAGTTATATCAGCTACATCTAACTTCTCTGGAGTGTTTGGACTAATCTTCTTATTACACGCATCATCTATCTGGATAACGCTCTTGCGATGATCAAGTCCTGACTGGAATTCTTGAGCTCCCTTCCAAAAGTATTGATTCTCAGCATCTACTGGAACTCCGGTGCAAGCACCAAAAGTTTTTATTGCCATGTTTACTGCTGTAGTTTTATTAGTATTGGGAGCTCCATAGAAACAAATGGAATAAGGAACTGGTCGCAATTGAGCTGACGCTACTTTAGCACGAACATCAGCTAAGTAAGAATCAACACAAATCTTATAGCTAACGAACACACTTCGCTGAGCGGGGCTCACTACCTTCTCTCGAATTTGTTTCCCTAATTCAGCTGATAACGTCATAAGCTCAACTTCATACTGACCATCTGTCATTCCAAAATTCTGTTCCAATTGACCATTTTTGAAGGACTTCATTCGAGATGCACACAAAGCATAGCGATCTGCTGCGCTCTTTGGAAAAAGGTAATCTCCAACAGAACCACCTCGAGATAGAACCTGAATGGCTTCTAGTACATAATCTGTAACTGCTAGAAACGCATCTAACAGTTGCATCGTACCAAATGTACCAGGAGCCACCCGTTCCCATCCTTCGACAACATGTCTAAGAGCTGATCCATCAACACATAAATTTGATGGTTTCAGTCCTGCAAATACAAGTAAAATCAATCCCTTCCGTACAAAATTAAAACACGGGATATCATCTACACTTGCTGTCATAAATTGGAACTTCTTGATCTGGTCTCTAAAAGTTGAAATTTTATCCTCATCAAATTCTATCAAACCTTGTTGAACTATAGTTCCTTCCTGATCAATCAATTGTCCTCTATTCATTAAACCTAGAGCCATGTCAATATGACTCTGAGTCACATGGGTTAACAAAACTCCAACAGTTGTGGTCATAACAGACTGCGCGGAATCACAATTGGATAGGGCCGTTAAATATCCAAAAGTCTTTGTTAACACTAAAAGAACTTCATTTGTCTCAACAGAGGAGGACAATGTTGAAGCTATGTTTTCAATCATATCTCCAATAGGTCCTTCTACGGGTTCAGGCTTTTCTAAAACTTTTGTTAAAACCTCATCAGATTCTGGTTTCAACTGTTTATAATTTGCCTTAGTCCTACCGGCAGAACGTAGTCTACCTTGCAACTTATCATTGCGTTTGCGAAGATGTTGGATTGTTTTCTTCATATCTTTCTCTTCTGTAGAGGAACGTCGTCTCCTCTTGCTCTGAGAAAAATCTTCTGAAGTCAACTCTTCATAAAAATCTAGATCTTCCAATGTTTTAATCACCTTGGAAACATCTAAATCTTCACTAGGTTGAGCGCGACGGTGACTTCTCCTTGTCACAGGTATCCAACCTTCGTCTTCATCTTCGGTCTTGAGACTAAGTCGCTCATTAGTCTCGGAGGGTGTACCAACTCCCTTGGTACTGGGGCACGTTTTAAAGTCACGCGCAGCGACTATTTTTGATGATTCTTCATCGATATGATGGCATTCATCGTCTAAGGGGGTTTTATTCATGTTTAAAATTTTTATTTTGGCCACTTGGTTATAAACCTGGAGTCCGGCCCGAACTCTACTCTACGCGAGAAACGACATAAACTTATCCTCAAGTACTACTCTTTGGACAGCTGACTGTTCGCCAATGTTTTTAGGCGCTACAACAAAAGAGTCAGCCTAATTTACACACGTCTGCCTAATATACAATGACACAAATAAAACGTTAAATAATTTACAACGGAGGTAACAGGCCTCCACACAAAACATATAACATTAATAATACAACATTTGGAAAATCCAAATGACACCACGAACTGGTCCTGGCAATTTGTTCCCAGTAATCTGTTAAGAATACTGGAGGCGGATTCAAGCAAGACACCGCTCTTCTAATTTTTAGAGGGGTGAAGTTTGT